GATCACCAAGGGCTCACCCGGCAAGCAGTGGCGGTTCAACACCGCAGACGTGACCACCTGGCGCGAGGAGCATGTTGCCCAGCAGATCCAGGGCGACACATCACAGCTCGACATCGATGAGGCCAGGCGCCGCAAGCTGGCAGCCGAGGCCGCCATGATGGAGCTGGATCTCGCCAAGCGCCGCGGTGAGGTGATCGAGATCGAACAAGTGGCAGCGATCATGGGCGACGACTACGCAAACGTCCGCGCCAAGCTGCTTTCCCTGCCGACCAAGCTGGCGCCCATGCTGGTTGGCATCGAGGACACATTGGAGTGCAAGGCGCTGATTGAGCGCGGAGTCACAGAGGCGCTTGAGGAACTGACAGCAGATGCAATCTACAGCGGCGAAATCTCTGATTCTGAAGATCAGGGGCCAGAAGAAGGCGAACCTCAAGCCGCCGCCTAAGCTCACGGTCAGCCAGTGGGCGGATGAATACCGGAGACTGTCTCCCGAGAGTAGCGCCGAGCCTGGCCGGTGGTTGACGGCAAGGGCTGAGTACCAGCGCGGCATCATGGATGCGGTGAGTGATCCCGCCATCCGCACGGTGGTGGTGATGTCCAGCGCACAGGTAGGTAAAACCGAGGTGCTTAACAACCTGGTGGCCTACCACATCGACCAAGACCCGGCGCCGATACTGGTGCTGCAGCCCACACTGGAAATGGCACACACCTGGTCAAAGGATCGCCTTGCTCCGATGCTTCGGGACACACCAGTCCTGAAGGGCAAAGTGAAAGAACCGCGCAGCAAGAACAGCAACAACACTTTGTTGCACAAGGTGTTCCCCGGCGGCCACATCACGATGGCGGGATCAAACAGCCCGGCATCGCTGGCATCGCGCCCGATCCGGGTGGTGTTGTGTGACGAGGTGGATCGCTATCCATCGTCGGCAGGATCTGAAGGCGACCCGGTGAACCTTGCCCGGAAACGGACGGCCACCTTCTGGAATCGGAAGATCATCCTGACCAGCACACCGACGGTCAAAGGCGCGTCGCGGGTTGAGATGGAGTTCGAGCAATCGGACAAGCGCTATTTCCACGTCCCTTGCCCGCACTGTGATCACGAGCAGACGCTCAAGTGGGCCAACGTGACCTGGGGCAAGGATGACCAGGGCAAAGCGGTGCCGGCGTCCGCACAGTACGCTTGCGAGCACTGTGGGGCACTGTGGACAGATACGCAGCGCCACCAGGCTGTCAGAAAGGGCCGGTGGATTGCTGAGAGCCCCGGCGGTGACCGGGCAGGGTTTCACCTGTCCGAGCTCTACAGCCCATGGTCAACGCTGCCGGACATCGTGCAGGCGTTCATCGAGGCCAAGAAAAGCCCGGACCTGCTGAAGACGTGGGTGAATACCTGTCTCGGTGAGACGTGGGAAGACCGCGAGGGCGATGGGGTGGATCATTCCTCCCTGTACACGCGCCGGGAAAAGTACCCGGCACAGGTGCCCGAGGATGCGCTCATCCTCACCGCCGGCATTGACGTGCAGCACGATCGCATCGAGATGGAGGTGGTTGCCTGGGGTGAGGGCGAAGAATCGTGGAACGTGGACTATCGGGTGATACCCGGCGACACCACCAGAGACGAGGTCTGGCGCGATTTGGATGACGCGCTCTCGGCCAGCTACACCCACCAGACTGGCACGCAATTACTGATCACTGCCGCGGTGATCGACTCGTCCGACCAGACCACCACGGTCTACTCGTTCGTCAAGCGCAGCAGGCATCAACGGCTGTTTGCTGGCAAAGGCGTGTCCGGCGCAGGCCGCCCGGTGGCGCAGGTGTCACGGAGATCATCCGGCACCAAGCGCCGTGACGTGGACCTGTACGCCATCGGGGTGGATGACGCCAAGGGCATCGTTTATGCCCGATTGAAGATTGAGGAAAAGGGCCCCGGCTACTGCCACTTTCCACTTGAGCGGGATGTTGAGTACTTCGAGCAGCTGACCGCTGAGAAGCTGGTCACCAAGTTTCACAAGGGCTTTGCAAGGCGTGAGTGGGTGAAGACCCGCGCCCGCAACGAGGCTCTTGACTGCCGGGTGTACGCCTATGCGGCACTGCGGATATTGAATCCGGTGTGGAGTGCTATCCACAAGCGCATTGTGACAAGCAACAAAGAGACGAAGCCAGAGCCGCAGGCCGCGAGAACAACGCAGCGGCGGCGGTTTTCCAAGGCCAAAAAGAATTGGGCGACTGATATATGATCAATCTATTCGACACCGACAACTACCCGGCAACAGAGCCGACAGAGTTGGTCGCCGGCGCGCTGTGGGCATGGACCCGCCCGGACATTACCGAGGCCTACCCGACAGCTGACCATACGCTGAAGTACCGCCTGAGCCTGCAAGTGTCGCCCTTCACGGTCATCAACATCACGGCAGCCAAGACCGGCGGCGCGCACACCGTCCAAGAAACCAGTACCGGCACAAATCCAGCAGGCGAGTATGCATGGCAAGCCGTGCTGGTGCGCGATTCGGACAATGCCGAGGTGGTAGTAGATACCGGCCTGCTGACCGTGCTGCCGGCCGTTTCCGGCGGGGTGGACACCAGCAGCTGGGTGTATCAAGTCCTCACCGCGATTCGCGCAACACTGAAAGGCACAGCCAGCAAGGAACAGCAAGAGTTTGAAATAGCCGGGCGCCGCATTGTGTCCCGATCTATCAACGAGCTGCTGGACTTGGAGAAAGAGTTTGCCCGCAGGTGGCGGCAGGAGCGGCAAGAGATTGACCGCAAAAATGGACGAAAGGGCCGCCGCGTCCTTGTAGGCATGAGTGCATAGCATGGGGCTTTTTTGGAACAGGAAAGCCGGCAAGCGCAGCCTCCAGGCTGAAGACGCAAGGCCGCGGTATCGCCCGAACCCGCACACGAACCCTCGCGTGCGCAGTGCAGGGTTTTACAGCGCGGACGTGACCCGGTTGCTGCAGGGCTGGGAATCGACCAGCAGCTCGATCGATCAGTATTTGTATGAGGAGCTGCGGTCATTGCGCTCGCGCTCCAGAAAGATGGTGCGCTCGAACCCCTACGGCAAGCGCTTTGTGGCCATGATCAAGTCCAACGTGGTCGGCCCGAACGGTGTGAACATTCAGGCGCAGAGCCGCCGGTTCCGCGCCGGTGTTGGCGAGATACTCGACACACCTGCCAATGACGCCATTGAGGCGGCGTTCAAGGACTGGGGGCAGCACCATTGCGACTTCCACAACAAGTCTACTTGGGTGGATCTCCAGAATCTGGCGATCAGCTGCGCGTCACAGGATGGCGAGTTCGTCTTTCGCAAGCGCTACGGCGGCAAGTACGGTTTCCAGCTTCAGGCGATCGATGCCGAGTTGCTGGACGTTCTCAAGAACGAAAAAACCAAGAAAGGCGAGATCCGCCTGGGCGTTGAATACAACGGCGACGGCCAGGTGGTTCGCTACTGGTTCCGCGAGAAAGAGCGCAACCAGTACGACCGCGGCAAGTCCTACGCGATCGAGGCCAACAATATCATCCACGGGTTTATCTCCGAGTGGCCGGACCAGTCCCGCGGTGCGCCGTGGATGCACGCCAGCCTGGAGCGTTCCAAGCATTTGGAGAAGTACGAGGAATCCGCGATCGTCAAGGCGCGCTCCACAGCCTCGACCATGGGACTGATTTACTCCGAAGGTGACGACCCCTATGAGGGTGACGACGGCCTGATTGAAGGCGGCGTGGATGGCGGCGACATCACCATTGACCAGTATGACGCCGGCACGATCAAGAACATCGGCAACCGCAAGTTTGTGAACGTGGACAGCGACTATCCGCATCAGATGTATTCGGCATTCGTTAAAGCCCACCTTCAAGGTATAGCGTCAGGCCTGGGGATCTCCTACCACGCGCTTGCCAATGATCTGGAAGGCGTCAACTACAGCTCGATCCGCGCCGGTGTCCTTGAGGACCGGGAAGTCTTCAAGGGCCTGCAAAACTGGTTTATCCGCTGCTTTATCCGGCCTGTTTTTGAGGAATGGCTGCTGTGGGCGTGGACCAAGAAGATCATCACCATCGGCTCGCGCCCTCTGTCGCGCCCGGTGGATGACTACATGCTGGCCCACTATCAGGGCCGCCGCTGGGCGTGGGTTGACCCACAGAAGGACGGCA